CCATAAATGGAACCGCTAACCACTGCATTAAAGATGTGTGATCCTGTGTCGATGAATCTTTCTGTTTCATCTATATCCGCTGCGAGTTGAGTGTATTCATCACCAATCTCTTTTACTATCTCTTTTAAAAAATCCATTACATAAAAAATGATTCAAGGTTTACTGTTTTTTCCACATTCCATCCAATTGCATCAAGAATTGTTTTGAGTGGTTCAACAAAACTCTTCTCAAATTGTAGTTCATAATCTATGTATCTGTCAAGTTCAAGTTCATGTGGAAAATCTTGAATAAATGATATTACATTCTCTTGAATAATATTAGGTTTTTTAAGATAAAGAAACTTTACCTTCTCACCATTACCAATAAGTGAATATTTATTATCCAACTTCTTCTGCTTTACATAATGATTGAATAATAATGCACCACGAATATGTATCGGAGTTCCTTTCGCATAGATTGTAGAAGATGCTTTATACTTCTGCACGTTTGATGCAGTGCGAGGAAAAGATATTTCTTCAGGTGGTAATGATTTAAATGTCTTCCGAGCATTATCAATATACTCAATCACTTCATCTTCTGTGCCACTCATCATGAGTTTGAGAGCATCTTTAATCATGGTTCGGCATGGAGAAGGAGTTGATGACTTCACTGCTTCAATGCCCATCATTTTAAGTTTAGGTTCTTCATATCTTACACCCTCACTATCCCATACATTTAAGATGTATCTTTTCTTAGCAGTCCATATACCTCTATCAGCAATGTTCTCCCTCTTCATTACCATCTTATTATCATAGGCATTTACGTAGTTCGCCAACGTTTCATAAGAACCCTCAATATACTTTTCAAGTTCCATTTCACAGATCTTATTAAGGAACGACACAATGCTCTCAGCAGTTTTTTCTCTCCCTTTGTATATGACCTCCACCAAAGGACCAAGGTTAAGGTAGATAGAGTCAGTATCACTAGCAATGACATAATCTTCGTTCTCCGTTTTAAGTATTTTGTTTAGATAATTGTTCATACGGTTTTCTATCCAGCGAATAGAAACCTGACCTGATAAGGTAATTGCTTCTGCATTAGCAAGTTTATAGTACCTGAAGTACTGATTACCAATCGCACCATAGGCAGAGTTAAGAGAAATCTTCTTTGCCATCTGGATATTGTTGCATCTTGCAATTTCTTTTTCAAGATCTTTGCTTGGTGTTTTCTCATATGACTTCTTTGCCTTAATCATCTTCTTTTTAAAGATGACTCTTTCATTATACATCTTCTCCATCAGTTCTGGTAAGAACCCACGAACATCTTTACGATACATCGCACCATTCGCACACACAGCATTGTTCTTATACATTTCAAATGTAAGATTCTCATCAAGAATTTTATCAACTGTGACTGATGGATGTCTTTGCTCTAACAAAGTTTCTGGTGAAATGTTATACTGCATAATCAAATGCGGATATAGTGAGTTAAGGTCAAACGAAACAACCCAATCATACTTGCCAGGTATTGGTTCTTTTACATAAGCACCAGCATACTTTTCATTCTTGTTTGAACGATTCTTTGGAGGTATAACAATATTTCTTCTCTTCAAATAATTGTAAATAATAGTATCCCACATACGTACCTGATAGAATACATCTTCATAGTTGACCTTTGCATCATATGCCATCGTCAGAGCAAGTTCAATCAACTTCATCTTGTCTTCCAGACGGTCAACAAGTTCAACGTCAATGATGTTATACTCTACAAACTTTTGCCAACCATTTGTATAAAAGTCTTTGAAGGTATCAAACTCACTGTGGTCAAGTTTCTTTTGCCCAAGTTCAACACTTGCAATATAATCCAAGCGATATGATTCTTGTGCCTTATAGGTAAACTTTTTATATAAGTCGAGATAATCTAACTGAGATACACCACCAATATCATATGAAATATGTCTACGTCCCATAATATGAGTTTCACATTCAGTCACTAGTCCCCATGGTGACATACGTTTCATCAACTTCTCACCAAGAACTCTTTCAATCCGACGACACATATATGGAATATCATAAAACTTACTGTTCCAACCAGTAATAACTTCTGGTGTATTATCTTCAATCATCCACCAATTAATGAATGCATTTAGAAGATCATACTCTGTACTGAATGACTTGTAAATTACATTCTTTTGTTTGTTATTAAATTCACCTAGACCCCAAGTAATAATTTGTTTTGTAGTATAATCCTGTATTGAAATAAGAAGTATTTCTTCCGCAGCAGATTCTACATCAGGGAAACCATTCTCAGATTTGACCTCAATATCAAGGGTAACTAATTTAATTTTTTCAATATCAAACTTTAATTCTTGCTCTGGATATTTCTCAGAAATATATTGATAGATAAATCTTTCATTGCCATAAATGTCAAAGTTTTCTACCTCATTATATTTTTTAATAAACTCCCGACAATCTCTTACAGTGCCAGGTTCAATTGATTCTACATATTCTCCTTCTAACGTTTTATATTTTGTTCTTCTCTTTGAACCAACAAAAAGGGTTGGATAAAACTTCTCACGAGTGGCGAAGTGTTTTCCATCTTCATATCCACGAACTAAGAAGTTGTCTCCAACCATTTGGACGTTTGTATAAAATCTCATGGTTTATTAGACAAATCCATATATGTTTCTAGTATAGTTGGTGCGGGGTCTGCCATAGTTAATATCTTATCAGAACTTATCATAAATTCACGATCCTTTGTAAGGGAACTGAACCATTTAGTAAGAACAACTTTTCCTTCTTGAATTGTCAACTTTTCTTCAGTAGTTGCTAAAGTTACAGGATTTAATAATTTACAATCTGGTTCTCCAATCTCACCACCAACTTCTTCAATCTCACTCACTAAGATTTTGTTGTTGACCAATACTATCAACTTGATTACCTTTGCCATTAATTTTCTCCAAATACATTTTTTTAATTGATTCTAAGGGTTCGACCAAAGCTACCACCTGATTGATGGGAACTGGTATTTCTTTATCTGCTGAACCTAATATCCAAGGTGATAAAGATACCTCAATCGAAGTTTGATTATCATCTTCCTTTGATACTGAAAATTGATTAAAATCAACTAAATGTGGTTCTTTAAACAGATAAGCAACTGGTTCTTCACCAGACATTATTTCCTTAAAATCTGCAATAACTTGCTGTTGTGTTTTTAAAACTGCAATCTTAATTGTCATTTTTTTATTTTCTCATATTGATTTGATAGTTTATCTAAAAACTCTTTAATAGACAAATCTTTATCCCAATTTTGTTCATGATAGATAAAATCATATTGATTGGTTTCTTTATTCAATCTAAATCCTACATCAACTCCTATAGAAAAGTCAACCTCAATCGTCTCAAGATCTTCATAGTTACGATCACTAAGTAAAACTAATTCAATTACAGATGTTCCCTTCCAAGGAGTGTTAGGTTTTTCATCAATCTCTTCAAGGGATTTTAATAATAAAGAGCGATCTTTAAATTTAGTTTCTAAAATATCAAAACTCACATCTTGATTCATAATCCATTCCAGAATGTATCTGATGGTGTTTGCATGTTCCTTGATATAAAATACAAACCTACATTACATAAGAACCAATAAATATTGACTACCCATGCTTGTCTCCAGCAATATTTCCTGTTTGACTGTACTATGTACATATTTCGATCATTTACCTCTTCAAAAGGAGACAAAGGTTTTGCTTTGATAATCTGTTCTAGTATCAGTGAGATTACAAATCCAATCGCAAAGACATAGAACAGTAGGTTCAATAAACCTGCCATGGAAAATAAAAATGATAGCATTTAACAATTAAATAATTTATATTTATATTATTGTTGGTAGATTCCTATAGCCGCTATTCCTGAACCTACCAAAGGGGAACACCGCAGCCAGTATTTCTCTGACTCTTTTATTATACCACAAAAAAAGGGTTCGTCAAGAACCCTATAAAATTGCTTTCATAATAAACTCATTAGATAATATAGGATCACCAAATAAATCTAATTGTATTTGATCCGCATCTACTTCAACATCATCTTTATTTTTACGACAATGCAACCAATAATATGTACCATCCTCTCTCTTATAAAAGTAACTGGTGTTGTGTGAGTCAAGACAAAACACAGAAACTAAATTAGGATATGTAATCTTACGATTTGGATCTGGTTTGGTTGATTTACCCATGCTTCCATACATGGGTTCCTTACCACTACCATGAGCAGGAGGTATGTTTCTTACTTCAAATAGATCGTATCCTTTAACCATTAAAGATAATCTTTTCTTGCATGATGTTGAGGAACTATCTTACTTAAGTTTACAGTTAAGAGTCCATCTTCAAACTTGACGGATCCAATCTCCGTATCGTCGGTGATCGTCCAAACTCGTTCGAAGGAACGTTGGGCCAATCCTTTATAGACAAATTCTCCAACATCTTCTGATTCTTCTTTTTTGCCTTCGACATATAG